ATGTCTGGCGAAGTCCCAGTACCTGATCATATCCCCAGAGAACAGGCGAAAATGCTAGTTAAACCCGACAACTGGTCGTTTTATACCCAACCTAGCGGTATGATTGAGAAGTTTGACGAAGATGGCGAGATAGATGACTACGTTCCTAACGATGTAGCAGAGAATAGGGAGTATATGCGTCAGGATTACTACCCTAATTTGATACGCGGTAAGACAAAAAGCTGGATTGACGTATACGTTATGAATAAATTAGGCTCTATCCAAGATGGTAAACCTATCTATCAGATGTTTGCTAGCGATATTCACGTAGCAAAAGAGGAAATACCTATCGCTGCAGGGCTTCCCCTATACATTGGTATAGATTTTGGGCTTACACCTGCTGCTACAATGGGGCAAAAGGTACGTGGTAGGTGGCTAATACAGCAAGAAATCGTTGCATTTGACATGGGTATCGTTAGATTTGCAGAGGTTTTGCGCCAAGAGATAGCTACTAGGTTCTCAACTTGTTCGGAGGTATTTATATATGGCGACCCTGCTGGTGATTTCCGCGCTCAGACTGATGAATCAACGCCCTTTCACATACTGCGTGGTGCTGGTTTGCGTGCTTTTCCTGCTCCGTCTAATTCTGTTGACCTAAGATTAGAGAGTGTTGCGTCACAATTACAGAAAATGACAGAAGGAAAGCCAGCATTTCTTATAGATCCACGTTGTCAGCAGCTAATAAAAGGCTTTGAAGGTGGGTATCAGTACAGACGTATGGAGGTTTCTGGCGAAAGATACGCAGATAAACCTGATAAAAATATGTTTTCGCACGTACATGATGCACTACAGTACCAAATGTTAGGTGCTGGAGAGGGCAGAGCCTTAATAAACAACCAAAAACCAGCGACTGCAACAGTAGCAAACGCTTCGTTTAACGTGTTTGATAATAGAAATAAGCCACAGCGTAGAAAAGGATTGTGGTCAAGACTCTAAATTGTGCATTGAAAACTTTTCTTTTCTATGCCAACCAATGTAAAACAACCAAGGAGAATAACATGTGTGGTGGTGGTAGCAGAAGAAGCCAAGCTGATATAGATGCTGAAGCTAAGAGAGCAGCAGATGATCGTATAGCAGCAGAAGATGCAAAGCGTAAAGAAATTGAAGCGAAAGCAGAAAAAAAACGTGAAGATATTGGTGAAGCAGTAGAGTCACGCGCTGAAAGCAAAGCTATGCGTGGCGGTACAGGTCGCCGTTCTTTGTTTAGAGCTGGCGGTGGTGGATTTTTAGATCGGTTTAGTTAATGGATAAAACAGCCAAGCAGTACATACAGAAGTATGAGAAAGCCAAGTCCTTTCGCGAGAACTGGGTTCCGTTGTTCGAGGAGTGCTATGAGTATGCACTGCCTCAACGTGAAAGTTTTTACGCTGAAACTGCTGGGCAAAGACGCGATGACCGCATATTTGACGAGACTGCGGTGGTTGGTGTTCAAGAGTTTGCTAGTCGCCTCCAATCTGGGCTTGTACCTAATTTTGCTAGGTGGGCTGATCTCATGGCTGGTAGTGAAGTTCCTCCAAATCAGCGTGAATCTGTTGATAACGAGCTTGACGAAGTAACAGAATACGTCTTTGAGATACTACAAAACTCTAATTTTAGCCAAGAAGTACACGAATCCTTTATGGATTTAGCGGTTGGTACTGGTGTTTTATGCGTAGAAGAGGGTGATGCACTTGCTCCTGTTAACTTTTCTGCCATACCATTGCCTCATGTGGTGCTAGATACTGGCCCTGATGATAGAATTGACCACGTTTTTCGTGAAAGAAAGGGTGTAAAGTACGATCATCTAGCTATGATGTATCCAAATGGTACGCTCGACCCTAAAGTTATGAACTATATGGGGTCAGATAAGACAACAACTGTACTTGAAGTTGTATGTCGTGACTATTCTGTAAAGAATGAAGAGGCTTATCTAAGCTATGCCTTCTGTATGACTACAAATACTGTACTAAATTACAAACAAATGAAGGGTAACGGCTCGAATCCGTTTATATGCTTCCGTTGGTCTAAATGTGCTGGCGAAGTTTATGGTCGCGGCCCACTAATTAACGCATTATCTGCTATAAAAACTACAAATCTTACCATTGAAATGATACTTGAGAATGCACAAATGGCTATCTCTGGCATATACCAAATGGAAGATGATGGCGTAATAAATCCAGATACAATACAGTTAGTCCCAGGATCTATCATACCAAAAGCTATGGGTTCTAGCGGATTGCAGCCTATTCGAGCAGCTGGAAACTTTGATGTAGCCCAGTTAGTGCTTGGAGATATGCGTCAAAATATAAAACGTGCGTTATATAACGATATGTTAGGCAACCCAGACAAAACACCAGCGTCAGCAACAGAAGTAGCAGAGCGCATGGCAGACCTTTCTAGGCGTATGGGTGCTGCTTTTGGTAGGTTACAAGCTGAATTGGTACAACCTGTACTACAGCGTGTTATTTACATCCTTAAAAAGCAAGGACGCATAGATGTACCAACAGTAAATGGACGTGAAGTTAAGATACGTTCTGTATCTCCGCTAGCTCAAGCGCAATCTAACCAAGATATTTCTAGTGTTGGTCGCTTCCTTGAGATGGTTGCTGGTACATTTGGGCCAGAGATGTTGCAGCTACTTATTGATGGTGAGCAAACAGCTATACATTTAGCTAAAAAGTTTGGTGTTCCTGAAAGCTTGATTCGCGATGAAGAACAGCGTAAACAAATAGCTGCATTAGCGCAACAAATGGCGCAACAACAAGCGCAGCAACAACAGGGTGAAATGATTGAACAGCAAGGTTAATATTGGAGTCGATGGTTATCAAAGAGCTACAAGTCAAGATCTACAGATAAGCCAGAATATTGCTGAAACATTTAGTACCCCTGCTGGTGAGGCTGTCTTAAAGTATTTGCGTTCCGTTACCATTGAAATGGTACATGGGCCTAATGTGACTACAGAAGAACTGCGGCATCATGAAGGTCAGCGTTATATCGTTGGCCTTTTAGAGCGTCGTGTATCACATGCACATAGGAGTAAGAACAAATGAATGACATACCAGTAGAATCAGAGCAGTCTACACATGGTGAAACACAAGAGCGTGACTTTGTAGTTGCAGAGGATACGGCTCCAGCTAGACCAGAATGGCTGCCTGAGAAATATAAGAGTGGTGAAGACTTAGCTAAAGCATATAAAGAGCTAGAGTCTAAGCTAGGCACTAAAGAAGAAGATTTACGTGCGCAGTTCCAAGAAGAGTTTGACGCTACAAAGAACGCTGAACGCCCTGCATCTGCTGGTGAATATGCATTGCCAGACTTTGTAGATGATGAAGAAGCAGTTGATAATGAGCTACTTAAGTGGTGGGCTGAACAATCATTTGATAGTGGGTTTGGTCAAGATAAGTTTGAAAAAGGTATCGAGATGTATCTTCAAGCATTGGATGGGTCTGCTCCTGATCTTGATGCTGAAGCTGCAAAGTTGGGGGAGAACGCAGATCAGCGCATTGAGTCAGCTTCAATGTTTGCTACCAAGTTCTTCCCCAGTGAAACTATGCCAGCAATAGAGCGTATGATGGAAACCCATGAGGGTGTTATAGCTATGGAAGCAATACAAGAAGCTATGAAAGATGGTTCCTTTACTGGAGATGCAACACCTGCGGCTGGAATAAGTGAAGACAGTCTAAAGGAAATGATGCAAGACCCAAGGTATTGGAGTAAGAATGACCCTGCATTTGTTCGGCAAGTAGAGGCTGGCTTTAAGAAACTTTATGGAAGCTAAGATAATAAAGCGTGGTAACTTTTACCTAACACCCTTTACTAAAGATCATGTTGAAGAGGTTATTGCTAACCTAGCACCAGAAAATGTCAGGGAGATAAATCTCCTTGGCTATCAAAATGTCAGAGAATGCGTTGAAGAGATGATGAAATACTCTGATTGCTACTTAGTACGCAAAGAAGGTGAGGTATTTACTGCAATATCTGGGCTTTGGTATGAAGATGGTAGAGAAACACCACAGTTTTTTGCAATGTTTTCTAAGAATATTAAGAAAAACTTTACATCTATAGCGCGTGGATCGCGTATGCTAGTAACATTTTTTGATAGAACACAGGACGAAATGTCTATGCGTATATTGAGCGATCACCAGTTTATGTTAGATTGGGCAGCATGGTTAGGCTTTGAGGCAATAGGTATAACTCAGTTTAATTCTAACCACTATGTTGATTTTGTGCGTTGCATTTCCCCACAAAAAAGTGCTTATAGTGAAACATCACGGCCCGTGATGCACTGAAAGGCCCATTTGGATACCCTTGTCGATGTGAAGGAACGGATACCCGAGTAACCGAAACTTTATATTTAGGAAAAGAAAATGGCTAATACTATCGACCAAGCTTTTATTAAGCAGTTCGAAACTGAAGTTCACATGGCTTATCAACGCATGGGTTCTAAGCTTCGCAACACAGTACGTTCAACAAATGTATCTGCATCAGTAGCAAGATTCCAAAAAATCGGAACAGGCACAGCGTCAACCAAAGCGCGTAACGGAGATGTTACAGCAATGGAACTAGCGCACACTAACGTAGAAGTCACAATGGCTGACTACTACGCAGCGGAATACATTGATAAGTTGGACGAATTAAAGATCAACATCAATGAGCGTCAAGTTGTAGCTCAATCTGCTGCTGCTGCATTAGGCCGCAAAACAGATGAGTTAATTACAGCAGCTATGGATGCTGGTGCAAACTCAACGCAAATCGCTGACACAGCTGGCGCACTAGTAAAAGGTGACTTGCTAACATTGTTTGAAACAATGGGTACAGCAGACATTCCAGAAGACGGACAGCGTTATATTGCTATGTCTCCAGCTGGATATACAGACTTGTTTAACATTAACGAGTTTGCATCAAGTGACTATGTTGGGCCACAAAGCCTACCATTTGCTGGTGGTATGACAATGAAAGAGTTCTTAGGATTTAAGATCTTCTCAACGTCTGCTGTTGCTGGTGGTAAAAACTTTGCATACCATACATCATCAGTTGGTATCGGTATTAACTCTGATGTTCAAACAGAGCTTAACTATGTACCACAGAAGGTTGCACACCTAGCTACATCAATGATGTCAATGGGTTCAGTAGTAATCGACAACAATGGTGTTTACGAAGTTCTTGACAACAACTAATATTTTAGGGGGCTTCGGCCCCCTTTAACTCCAATATATAGGTTGAAGAAATGCCAGCAAATACACCAATAAAAGTATGTTCACGCGCTTCCGTCCTTATGGGCGGTTCTCCTATTTCATCATTTGATGAAGGTACAGCCGAGGCTGATGTAGTTGACGCAATGTACGAGGACATAGCAAGAGCCGCGTTGACAAGTACACGCTGGCGTTTTGCTACAAACCAACAAGTATTAAACAGATTAGCAGCTGCGCCTACTAGCAGATATGACGCTGCATACCAAATGCCATCAGATCTTCTTATGCTTAGTGCTGTTACAGTTAACGATGACCCAATAATATATGACACATATGGCGATAAAGTATATTGCGATACAACGACAGAAGAGGTTGTTGTTGCAGATTATATATACAGAGCCAGCGAATCTTCTTGGCCTTCCTACTTTACACTAGCTGTAGAGTTCCAAGTAGCCGCAATGCTATCAATATCTATTGCTAGAGACGCTTCTTTAGCACAAATGATGGATCAGCAAGGTGAGCGACAAATGATAAAAGCCAGACGACTTGACTCGCAACAACAAACAACACGCAAGTTAATGACATCAAGGTTTATAGCACAAAGGCGTAGCTAATGCAGAAAGTAAGAATACCACAGAATAGCTTTCAGTACGGCGAAATAAGTGACAACACTGTAATGAGGACTGATAGTCCTATCTATGCTGCCTCTGCGCAAAGCTTAGAAAACATGATTGTATTGCCAGAAGGTGCTGTAAAGAAACGTCATGGTGCTAAGTTTCATTATAAAAATACACAAACAAACAAAGAACTGCATTTAGCTCCATTTATATTTGACGATAATGAAGAGTATATAATTGGTATTGGTGAAGCATACATACTATGTTGGAGAATTACTGCTAATAATGTTGTAACTTTAGTATCTACAATTACACAAGATACACAAAGCAATGTGCTGCCGTTTGATAAGGACTACTTGCATCAATACAGCACTGCTCAATATGGTGATGTAATGTTTATATGTCATCCATTGTTTGCGCCACGTATGCTTACACGTACATCACTTACATCGTTTGAGCTTAGTGTATTTAGCTTTGATACAAGCTATGATGGTAAAGACACGTATCAACCATACAGCGTTTTCCATCCTACGAATGTAACTTTTACTGCAAATTCACCTACTATAGGCTCTAACAAAACTTTAACTACAAGTTCAGCGTATTGGGATACAACAGGTAAACATGTTGGTGTTGTTGTTAGATATGGAAAAAGTGAAATTAGAATAGATTCTGTAACTTCTAGTACAGTTGCGGTTGGTACTATTATAAAAGAGTTATCAACAAGATTAACTGTGTCAAACCCTATACGTACAAGAGATGGTAGCAGTACGATTGAAATTACACATATATCACATGGCTTAATAGCAGGTCAGGCAATAAGTATATCTGATGCAGTAGCTGTTGGTGGAATAAACGCTAGCAGTATAAATACAACTAGCGCAGATAAAATTATACAAGATGTATTAGATGAAAATACATATACAGTTATTGCTGGACAAACTGCAAACGCATCAGAAGATGGTGGTGGTTTTGTAAAGATTACAGCAAATGGGCCAACAGTTGTTTGGGATGAACAAGCTTTTTCTGCGGTACGTGGTTATCCAGCATCAGTAACATTTCATGAAAACAGATTATGTTTTGGCGGCACTATAGCTGAACCAGATACAATTTGGATGTCTCAGCTTGGTGAATTTTTTAACTATGATGTTGGTGAAGGTGACGATACAGACTCAATAAACTTAGTAGCTGCTACTGGTGATGTTAATGAAATAAGATATATGAGGTCAAATCGTGACCTACAGATCTTTACACTATCAGATGAGTTGTATGTACCAACATACCTTAACCAAGCTATTACACCTACAAATGCACAAATAAGAAAACAAACGCCATTTGGTACTGAGTTTGTATTACCTACCTCTATTGATGGTGCTACTATATTTGTTGAGCGTGGCGGTAGAGCAGTGCGTGAATACATATACTCTGATGCAGAGGATGCTTACATATCTACAGGTGTATCTACAGTTGCAAGTCATACAATAGTTAACCCAGTTGATATAGCAGTAGTGCATTCTGGATTTAAAACCCAAGAATCTTATGCTGCTTTAGTTATGGGCAATGGTGATATGGCATTGTTTAGCTCTAACAGGGCAGAAAAACGTGCAGCTTGGACAAAAGTAACAACACAAGGCAACTTCTTAGCTACTGTGTCTGTAGGTGATAGGTTGTTTTATTATGCAAAAGATATAAATAATAACTATGTATTGTCAGAATTTGTAGATGATATAGGTTTAGATAATTACTTATACGTTGCTTATGGCAATGGAACAGTAAGCGTAAGCAGTTTATATTCTAGCGGTACAGTAGATGTAATTGGTTATGATGGCACTGATAAGATTTACTTAGGTGAGTTTACTGTAAGTAGTGGTAATATTACTATGACAGCACATAGTAATTATACACATTTCTATGTAGGTAAAAAATTTACATCTAAAGTAATTACCAATCCAGTAGACACTGTAGCAGCCAATGGGCCAGTAACAGGTGATGTACGCGGCATAAGTACAGTTGTGCTTAATCTTAAAGATTCTACATCTATTAAAGTAAATAACAGAACTATTAATAATATTACTGGATTTACAGGTAACAAAGAGGTTAGGCTTTTAGGATATAGTAGAAACCCTCAAGTTACTATCGAACAAGATGATCCCATGCCATTACAAATTAATGGCTTAATATCGGAGTTGATTACATAATGTGGCAATTAATTGGTGCTGGAATATCAGCGTATGCTTCAATACAAGCAGGTAAAGCTAGAGAAGATGCAGCTAGAATGGATGCATTTAATACTGAGACCGAGCGAGAACAAGGCGAGGTCTTAGCGTTGCAACAAGCAGCACAACGCAGATACGAGTACGATATTGCAACAAAAACAAATGTAGCAATGTTTGCAGCCAGTGGTCGTGACATAGGATCAGATAGATCAGTTGAAGCATTCTTAGAAAAACAAAAAGAAATAGCCGCTACAGACCTTAGTAGGTTAGCAGAGCAAAGACGCATGGAAGCTGGTGCAAGGACTAGAGAGGCTATGGCTTTACGCCGTGCTGGTAAAAACGCTAGACGAGCTTCTCTGCTAAAAGCCGCTGGAACTATGGCGCAAGGTATATCTGACTATCAAAAAACTGCTGCAACAGGAGGTTATTAAATGGCTGTAATTAGACAACAAACGCAAGTTTTTAATAAGCCAGTTGGTGTTCGTAGAATAAATACAGGTGAGGCCGAGTTGTGGGAACAAGTAGCCGCACAAGCAGACGAGTTTAGAAATCGTGCTTTTAAAAAAGCAGCTGTAGAAGCCGAGCAAGCTGGCAAAATGAAAGCTATGTCTGTTGATAGCGGAGACATAGTAGCTATAGATCCAGAAACTAATCAACCTGTAGCATATAAAGCTCCAGCAAAATATGGATCAATAGCTGCAGCAGCTTACCAAGATATAATAACTAGGCGTTTTGAGCAATCAGTTGATAATGAATTAAAAGCGCAAGGTTCATACTACGCAAAAAATGCAACAAACGCAGATGAATATAAAATTGCTATAAGTGGTCATGTTGGCAATATGATTAAAGCTGGTGGCGATGATACTTATTTTAGCCGTTACATACAAGAATCTGGGCAAGCATATGTAGACAGCACTTATGTAGCTATGAAGTCTAAAGAGCTAGAAGCCAGTATATTAAAAGCAAATACAGACGATCATATAAGAGGTATGGATGCTATCTATACTATAAAGCGTAATATAGGTAAGAGCAGCACAAATAGTTTGCTTGCAGAAATACAAAAAGAATATGACAGTGCAGAAAATTTACTTGATAATGGGTATTATTCAGTAGCGCAATTTGAATCAAAGCGTAATGAATTGCTTGGTTTGCAATCATTAGTAAATAAATCGTTTTTAACTAATGCATACATTGGTATGACAAAAAATCAAAAACTTAAATTTATTTCACAACTATATAATCCATCTACAATAGAAGATGAAAAATTAAAAATGTTTGTTATAGACGCAAGAATTGATAGCAGCGTTGAAACTTTAGTTAATGGGTTAAGGTCAATAGATAAAACAGCAGAAGATTTATCTGTATCTGAAATAGAAAGCGAAACATCTAGGTTATTAAGTAAAATTCATTCTAATATGTCGTTTGATGATATTAATCAACTAACAGAAGAAACAGACCCAAACATTAGAAATCAAGTTAATACACGTCTTAGAGAAGACCAATTAAATAAATCATTACATCTTAGCGCAAAAAGTTCAGCTGCAGCAAATGTACTTATAGATCAATTAAGAAGTCCTGAACTTAATATGGATATATTAAAAAAAGCATTACAAGAAACGCGAAATACAGATGGAGATGATGTAAAAAGTGTAGAAGATATTGCTCAGTTTATAATAGATATGCCAGCAAAAAATAGAATAAAATATGCAGAATCTTTGTCAGCAAGATTACCAGCTTTAAAATCAATAGAAGCAACTGCAGAAAATAACTTTATTATTTCAATGCAAAATAAAACGAGAGGTATAAATACAACAGAAGATTATAATAAAGTTGTAAATGAAATACTTAATCGTAAAAATTTAGTAAATGCTGATAAATATATAAATAACGCAAAAGAAAAATTTGCTAATGTTATGTCAATACAAGCTAAAGGTATATCATTAGCATATGAAGAATTGGAAAATGTGCAAAATGCTTTAGGAAACATACAATTTGCTAAAAATCTTACAAAAAACGAAAGAAAAGCATACGATCTATATAAGCAAGCACACGATATTGTACCAACATCTGTAAATGCAGCAGTAACTTACAGGCTAAGTGCTATTTCTGATGTTAATGAAAATAATGCGCATCAATTAAAAATTAAAGGTATTAGTGAATCTGTAGATAGAGGCATTAATGTAGGCATACAAGAGTTAGAATACTTGCAAGATGAAATTATGGGAGACACAATATTTTTAACCGCAGATAATATTGATAATTATCCAATGATAACAGATGCGCTCAAGAAAGGCATTATGTTTCCAGCTGCTAAAAACTTTTTTAATTCAGCAGTTACTTCTATGGATGAAACTACAGTTAAAAAGGCTGGTAATTTATTTGAAGAAATGACTAACGTAGAAGTAGATTCAGAAGGTATGACATATAACATTGACATGCTTAAAGCTAATATGAAGCCAGAAACATACGCTTATTATAACGCAGCAGTTATTACAGCAAGGGCTGAACACACTACACCATTTCTAGTAATATCAGAACTTAGACAATATGATGGAAATTTAGATCAAGATGTTTTAGCAGACTATAATGCATCTACAGATGGCAAATTAAAAAATATAAAAAGCATATTTGACGATAGAAACGTATCTCCAAGTTTTAGAAATGAATTAAGCATTGCAATTAAAATGCAAAAAGCAAGAGGCGTACAAATTACAAGTGAACAAGTTGATACTATTATTGATAATTATATTGAGACAAACAATATGGGTAGAGATACAAATGTAATTGCTCCACACATAGATGGCGCAACAGCTTATTCTTTAACGTCACATATACGACCTACGAATATTATTTCAAACAGAATGGCTTTAACTAGAGCGCTTGCTCAAGATGATGCATATAGTCCGTTTTTAACAGGCGGAGGTGTGCTTGCGCAAGCTGAAGAATTAGTAAAAGATGTTACAGGGCTACGACTTCCAACAATAGTAAGAGCTATATTTCAATCATTTAAAGGGCAATACCAAGCAAAATCTGAATTAGCAGACGTTGAGCTATCAAGAGAGGGGCATAAAGTTTTAAATACAGATTTATTTTGGAAACCAGACTTAATGTCTTTTGCAAATGGTGTGCCAAAATATAATGCGCAATATATAGATGAAAATGGTACGTATCAAAATTTAATAGTTAGTGGCAAACCTTGGACTTTAGAGCGCGTTGGTGATTACAGTAATGAATTTAGAAGCATTGCACACAAAGAATTTATTGCAAAATTAAAAAGCACACAGCCAAAAATTAAGGCTGAAGGTTTTATTAATTACCACGCAACACTTGAGCATATGACTTATAGTGAATTTCAAAAAGACCCAGAGTTTAATAAATTAATATCTGCATATGGTGACGAAGAACAAGTTAAGCAAGTTTATGAAATGCAAAGACAAAAATACGAAGCTGAAAAAAGAGAGCAAAGATAATGGCTGAAGTTAAAATTACCCCATCAGCCCCATTTGTAAAAGGCCCACCAGCGTTACCAAAAGATAGAGAAGGCCCATCATTTGGCGAAACTTTTAGTGCTAATTGGAGTAAAGTATTTAGTCCAATAATTGAACAAAATAAGTTTTTTACAAACTCAGAAGTATACGATCCAGAATCGCAAGAAAGAGTTGATAATTACATTGATAGTAATGATTTAAGTAGAAATGAAGAACAGCATTTAAAAATGTTTGGCATTGGTAGCCCAGAAAGATTTGCTCAATCTGTAGAGTACATAACAAAACAAAGAATAAACAATGATATATTAAATAGATCATCTGGTGGTGCGCTAATGTTTAGCGATCCGTCTATAGCACTATCTTTTTTTGTACCTGTTGCTGGCGTTCAATTTAGTAAGCTAATTGGTAAAGCTTTGTATAGTTCTGGCAACAAAGGTGGCCTTAAACAGATAGCAAGAGCAAATGCATTAATGTCAGGTAGGCAGCTTACAAGAAAAGAAATAACTAAAATATCAGCATTAGATGGTGCAATTACTGGTGGAACAATAAACTTAACAGATGCATTAACTGAGTTAGGTTTAGATACAGATAATGCTAGTTCTGCTGTTTTAAGCGCAACATTAAGCACAATGGCTGATGGTTTAATATCTGGTGCATTTGGTTATGCTCTGGGTACTGCATTTGCTAGGCCAAGGGCTGGTGCTGATAGAGCTAAAGTGTGGAGTACGCAATACAAAGCATATCTAAATAGCGTTAATGATAAACCTAAATTAAGAAAAAAACCAGGAGACGAAATTTCACCAATTTCATATGGTGGAAAATGGTTTAACGAATCTTGGGCTGGAAAAATAATACCAAGCCCATTAAAAGCAACAGTTGTTGATCCAAATATACCAGATTTGTTTAAAGTAAAAATTTTAACTTTAGGTGGGTCAAACGGTATTCCATTAGTTGCAAACCAAATGGGTCAAAGCATGGGTAATTCTGTGTATATTAATGCTGGTCGCAGACAAGGCGAGTGGTATGCAGCTATGGATGTTGTGAATGATAACTACAGAAAAGTTAGCCCAAGAGGTAAAGCTGAATTGTTTAATATACCTGTTGGTCAGTATGTAGAAACTGTAAGGGCAAAGCTAGGCAAAGAAAGCTTTGCACCTGCGGAATGGCAAGACCATCTTGGCAGATTAATAATGGATGATGTGCCTTATGATCAAATGACACCAGAAGAAGCAGCATCAACACAAGCAGTCAGAGCATACTTTGAAAAGTTTGGTGGAGAGTTAGAAGAAATAGGATTAATAAATAGGCGCGATGCTTTTGAAGATACTTACTTAAAGCAGGTTGGAAAAGCATTTGAGCTTACTAGCGTTACTAACAATATTATTGATGCAAATAAAAAATGGATGACAAAAGCTCAAGATAAAATACAAAAAAGATACGACAAAGATTTAAAATTGCAAAAGTCTTTAGAAAGACAGCAAATAGCTAGAGGCTTAACTAATAAACAAATTGAGTTAAAAAACAAAGTTGACGATAATATTGCTTTTCTAAAAAAAGATTTACAAAAATTTCAAGACAAATTTGATAAAATTAATAATGCAAAAGATATAGATGAACTTGCTTCTTTGTATAATGAATTAGATTTAACAGACAAAATGCGTGATGCATTGCAGAATCTTGGTAAGTCATTTGATGATATAAGATTTAAAATTGACAATACATTAGAATTAATTGAGCATCATAGCAAAACTACTAAAACTAATAAATATGATTTGCCGCGTATATTTAACAGGCAAAAAATACACAAAGAACGTGACGGTTTTAGAAATTTATTAATAGCAGCGTATAAGAAAAATCCAACTATAGTTAGCAAAGACGACAAAGGTTTATTTCAAATACAAAAAATGGCTACTGACCCTGCCTCTTTGTTTCGCAGAGCAGAAGAAACTATACAAACTATAATGGAGGAGACAGACGAAGATGCTATTGATGCTATATTTACTGGTTTTGGTCGGAGTGGTCCTCTTGTCTCTCGTAGATTAAATGTACCAAACTCAGATATAAAAGAATACTTAGTTACAGACGTTAAAGAATTAATGATTAACTATGGCGCAAGAGTAGCACCAAAACTAGAGTATCATAAAGCTAACCTTAATCCTGATACTGGTAAACTTATGTCTTTAGAAGAAGACTTATTTAGAATGCGCTCAGAATTAAATGCACTTAAAGTGCCGCGCAAAAGTATAGATAAGTTTCTTAAAAATTATGTGCATACATATGATAGAGTTGTTGGGACTACACTTAAAAGAGCAGATTCTATTGATACAAAAATAGCAGATATGCTTAGAACAGCAACAAGTTGGACGTTTCTTGGTGGTTCTGGTGTAGCAGCATTTGGTGATGCTGCATCTATATTCATGGATCACGAACTTAATGTTATAGGTCGCAGTTTATTAGGTTTAATGGACGATATATCACTCAAACATTCTGCGCATGAGCTAAAGTTATCTGGCGAAGCATTGGAAATGACATTAGGTACAACGCATCTTAGGTATATGGAAAGTTTATCTAATGATTTATTTCAGAAAACATTACCTGACAAATTAAACAACGCATTTTTTGTAGCCAATGGGCTTGGGCCAGTTACTGTTGGTATAAAAATGTTAGATGGTTTAGTGCGCGGACATACAATAATAGACTCATCAATAAAACTTACTAAAGGTAATGCATCAGATTTTGAAAAAGAATTTTTAGCTAGATACAATATTACAGAAGAAATGGCAGAACGTATAAGTAAAATGCCACATCAAAAATCAACTGGTGGTGAGTTAATATTACCTAATACTGAAGCATGGACAGACGTAGAAGCAGTAAATGAGTTTAGAAACGCATTAAGATCAGGCGTTATGAATAGAGTTATTATGGGTGGGCCAGAAGATAAACCTATAACTATGGATGGCGTTGCGTACATACCAGATCATGTTGCAAAAACATTACCTTACTATGATAAAATGCCAAGAGACCCTAGAGTTAAAGGTTATGTAAGGGTTGAAAGTGGTTTTCTTGCATTGCCATTTACATTCTATAGCTTTGTAGTTGGAGCATTAAACAAAATTACAGGTAATATGGCAGCAGGTGCAGTTAGAAATAAAACAGTACATATAGCTGTAGCAATGATGCTTGGTTACTCTGTAAGTAAATTTCGCACACCAGAATGGGCGTGGGATAAAATGGATACAGAAGACAAAATAATGAGATCGTTTGATATGTCAGGTATAGCAGCATTGCAAAGTGACTTATTATACAGAGCTATAACTATGGCACATGAACTTGGGGCAGATGATAAATTTCCAATACAACCTAAATATAGCGGTGGTTATGACCCTCTTGGCTCATTTGTTAGTTTAGGTGGAGCACCTGCTGATTGGACTTTAGAGGTTATGCGCTCACTAAAGCAAATGATTGAAGGTGATGTAGGTGAAGGTGCAAAAAGTTTAGTAAACATGATACCGCTTATAGAAACAATGGCTACTGGTGATGCATTAAAAGACACAATGAAAGATATTGTAGGTGAATTACCTAACAGGCCATAAATTGTGCAAATATTTTGTGCGTTGCGCTTCTGTGCAATCAATGGAAAAAAGACTACAGAGGTGACACATGACAATAAATATAGCTAACAATGACCCAAGAATAAACTACACGGCAACTGCTGGACAAACTGTGTTTACAGTTCCGTTTGAGTTCTTTGATAACACAGACATAAAAGTTTATATCGAGGGTACACTAAAAACAATTACCACGCATTATACAGTTTCTGGAGGAAATGGCTCTACAGGCTCTGTAACTCTAACTGCTGGTGCTACGTTAAATGATGAGGTAACGCTTGTCAGGGACGTTCCTTTGGAGCGTACAACCGATTTAACGTCTAGTTATAACGCCGCGTCTTTAGATGCGCAGCTAGATCGCATTGTTGCAGAGATTGCAGACCTTGATGATCGAGTGTCACGCACAATACAAATTAATGACTATGAGTTGGCAAGTGGTTTACTCCTCCCTGCACTTGACAGCCGCAAAGGTAAGACCATCCAATTTAACACCAGTTCTGGTGCTTTAGAGGTTGGCCCTACTGGCGCGGATTTAACAGCAATCGGTTCAGTTACATCTGAGATTGCTACACTAGCTGGTATCAGCAGTAATATTACTACTGTTGCTGGCTCTAATGCACAGGTTGTTGCAGTTGGTAATGCTATGACTAGCATAACTGCAATCAATTCTGCGCTTACTAATATAAATACTGTAGCTGGTGGTATAGCTAACATTAATTTAGTTGGTGGATCTATTGCTGACGTCAATGATGTAGCTGATTCTCTTGGTGAAATCTCTGCGGTACAAGCAAAGTTAACAAACATAGATACAGTAGCTATTGCATCTACAAATATAGGTACAGTAGCTGGATCTATATCGCAGGTAAACAGTGTAGCTTCTAAGATTGCTGACGTTACTGGGGTTAATAATAATATATCAGCGATAACTACAGCTAACGCAAATGCAACTAATGTTAATTTAGTTGCTAATAACATAGATGACGTTAATGACGTTGGTACAGTTATAACAAAAGTAACTACTGTTGCAGATAACATTGCTAGCGTTAATACTGTTGCGCCAAAAGTAACAGAAATATCTACTGTTTCTGCAAATATTGGCAATATAAATACTGTAGCAACTAATATGTCTAGCATTACAGCGGCTAGTTCATCGGCTGCAGATGCATTAGCAAGTAAAAATGCAGCAGCTACAAGTGCAACTAATGCAGCTAACTCTGCAACTGCAAGTGCTAGCTCTGCTACAGCAGCTGCAGCAAGTGCTTCTTCAATAACAGGCGCAGAAACAAATGCAGCTAATTCTGCAACAGCCGCAGCTACTTCTGCAACAGCAGCGCAAACAGCTAAGACTGCTGCTGAAACTGCATTAGATGAATTTACTGATATTTATTTAGGTAGCAAATCTGTTGCACCAACTGTTGATAATGATGGCAATGCTTTAGCAACAGGTAGTATTTATTGGAACTCAGGAGTAGATCAACTTTATATTTGGGATGGTTCTGCATGGGATGATGCAGCATTTACTGCATCTGGTGCTGTTACATCGTTTAATACTAGAACTGGTGCTGTTACACTAAGCTCTGCTGATGTTACTAATGCAGCTGGATTGCTTACAACTGGCGGTACAATGACAGGCGACTTGTCATTTGGTGACAACGACAAAGC